GCTGCATCTGATAGTGTTGTTTTTCTTCTATCAAATTTAACATTATTTGTAAGTAAAATATATGTAAAGTCGGGGTCTACTATTTCAGCATCTAAACCAATAACAGCTTTTGGCTTAATAATATTATCTATTATTCTTTTCTTTTCTGTTTCAGATATGAAAAAGTTATTTTTTGGTTTTAAAGATATGAATACTTTACCATAAACGACTGGTATATTATCTTCACCACCCCAAACAGAAATGGACTCTATTGTCGGCACTTCTCTAAGTATTGTGGTCTCATAATCTTTAAGTGTTATCAACCTATTTTGAGTTGTAAATTGATTTGGTGCGGAAAACTTTATTGAATCTACGGACTCTTTATCAGATCCCCCTGATGCAGCTGAAACTGGTGTAATCGTTAAAGTTGTGTCTTCACCATTTGAATCTGTTAGTGATGATTTTTGAACAAAATTGTTTGCTTTATTTGAAGCTGTGCCATTTGTTACTAGATATGAGACTGTTATTGTAGCACCATCATTTAATTTTCTACCCACACTATCGTTACCAAAATATATTTCAAAATTACCATCTCTGTTCTCTTGTAAAAAATATACTTCTGATGTGTTATTCACACTCAATACGTCATTCACTTTACTGTATGTCGAAGTTGTTGTATTTGCTAAGTTTGGCTGAACAACAACTTTGATTGTGGTCGTGTCTATGTTTTTATCTGGTAGTGTAAATATGGATTTTGGGTTAGATGACTCAACATATCCAAATTGATTTGTAACAATTTGACCTTCATTAATTACTAAGTCTTTAAATACATATTGACTTGTATTAGACTTTGTTACCGTTGTGTCTTCAAGCACAACAAAGTTATATGATTTACCATCTATTTGATCTGATAGAAAGGAATAACCCTCTGATATTGTAAGTGTGCCATCAGTTGTAGTGCTAGAATTAGCTGTTAATGTAATTGTTGCTGTTGCTGATCTCTTAGAGTGTGGTGTGTAGCCTAATGTTTTAGCATGAGAAACAGCAGACTCACGAAGTAAAGCTGTATCTAAAAATGCCTCATTAGCAACCATATTTAAGTAGTAAGCATTGTAATGGGTGTTATACGCTAATAGGTCTAATAAGACTGATAAACCAGATCCATCAAAATCATAATCTGAAAAAGTGGATTGTTGTCTTAAAAATGATTTTAAATTTGTTTTGATTGTATCAAAATCAAGTTCGGTTACTCTAAGTCGATCTACCATTTATCTTACTCTCTCTAAGAAAAAGTCTACTGAAACTGGGTCTGAATTGTTTATTAAAAAGAAAATTACCTCTACTCTATATCCGTTTTCATCTGGAAAACCAGCAGCTGTTACATCTTTCACTTCTACCCTAGGTTCAAAGTTCTCTATAGTTTCTGTGATTTCCCTTTCAAGCAGAGCCGCCGTTGCATTATCTACAGGTTCAAACAATAATCTTTTTAAATTTGAACCCAAATCTGGTTGAAATGGTCTTTCATAATGATTTGTTAAAATTAAATTTTTTACAGAATTAATTATAGCATTTTCATCCTTAAACTTATTGATATCCTTTTGTGTCGGGTGGATATTAAAATTTAAGTCTAAATCTGTAAAAGACCTTTGATTTTTTATTGTTATTTCTGCCATCTTTTATTTATACCTAACTTCCAACAAATACGTCAGGGGATCCGCTTGATGATGCGGGAGAACAATGAGCTCCACCTGGATCAGGACATAAGTTGTCTGCACTCGCAGAATCGCCATTTTCCACAATCATTGTGCCTCCTATAAACACTTGATTTACTGATGCTGACAAAGCCCCACCACCATGGCTATTTGGGTCGCCATTAATTGAAACTAATTTACCATTTGCAAAGACGTTTTTACCTTGCCCTGAAACAGTAGATGCTCCGCAAGTTCTTGAATCTCCGTTTCTATGTACCGCAGCCATTATGGATTCAAATCTATTCTAGGTGCTTTAAATGTCATATTACCCTCTGATTCAACTTTGTATGTACCTTTTACAAGCACATTTGCATTACCCTCTATGGTTATATTCACGTTTCCTTTGACTAGGACACTCTCGTCCCCGACTACCACCGAGAACTTGTCTTTCTGTACTCTCTCAACCAAAGAACCATCAGGACCGTACTCCATGTACGAACCAGAGCGGTGGTAAAGGTGAACTCTCTCATTATCTTTGGTATCGTCAAATTCTAGTGCATGGCCAGACTCAGATTCATACACATTATTGTATGGGTATTGTGCATTATAATATGGCGTTCTTTCAACTGATGAAGTATCATTTGCAGTTATACGACCAGTTTTAAGTGATACCACCGAACTTGTATTAGCAACCTCGTTTCTTGCTAATCTTGACGTTGTAGGTTCATCTATAAGCCTAGGGTAATTATTAGATGTTTCATTTGGCTTAACTGGTGCTAAATCTATTTCTTCTTGTGTTCGTGGATCAGTAAATGCCTCTTGAGGGTTTGGTACTTTAAGTGGTATATTTGGAAACACACCGAGTATAACTGGGTCTTGTGCCGATGTGCCATCAAGGAAGAAACCAAACACCATATCACCTTCTTTTGGTGGATATGGATTAGGATTATTTACCGGTAACATTAACTGAGCCCATGGCAGACTAGAAGTCGGCACACGAATTTTATCATCTGGATGCCAACCAACACATCTCACTCTACATCGACCTAATCTAAGTGGGTCTTGTCTATCTTCAACAACACCTGTCCACCAAATGAATCCTTCTTTACCTAAAAAATTGTCGTGTTCGCTCATTTTAATAACTGTCTATAGCTTGTTGTTGTGCTGGTAAACTCTCTGTTATGAATTGATTTTCACTAGAGGTCGATGCAACTTCTATAATCGTTTCGTGAGTTGATTCTTTAATTAATTGTCTCGACCCTATGATTACATATTTGCCACTTAAATTTGGATCTTTATTTTCATCACCGGGTTCTTTTTCACCAAAATATGGTGCATTTACATTTACATTAAAACCGGTTGTAAGTTGAAAATTACCTGGCATTACTATCTTTAATTTTTTAGAATTTAAATTTTCAAATATGGCTTTTCTTTGAAAAGTATAATCTTCTGTTCTTGAACCATAAGACAATGATTCTGGATCATGTGATTTTACATATTCACTTAATTGTCTAGGTGTACTAAAAGTATCAAGCACAATTCTTGAGTCGTGCATTTCTGTATTTAACAAACCTTCTTTATTGAATTGTGATGCGAAATTTGGTGTCATATTACCGTGTTTCATGTTTTCATAATGATCTAGGTAAGATAGTGGTCTTTTTGAAATCATACGAGTAATAGGGTCAACACCTATAAAAGTACCAGCATTTACACCAGCTCTTGTTCTTTTAATCGTATCTACTTGTGATACTACTTGAAAAGACCTAGCACCAGATAAATCTGATATGGCTTTACTTTTTTTATTTCGATTTTTTGATTGAAACTCTATATCTAAAATTTCTGATTGTGATAATAATTTAGAAAGTGTGATAAAATTGTAACCTATTAGATTCTGATAAAAAATATAACTTGGTGAGTTATCCATATTTACAGCTTTTCTAGCAATCCATTGTATCGCCTCTATCGGTCTTAAATTTGGTATAATTACATCTCTTTCACCTGCCGAATCTTCGTATAGACCATTCAAATTGTTTGCAGGTATCTTCAAATAGTCTAACATAATTCTCTCGACCATTTTCATATACGACATTTTATAAGCTTGATTGACTCTCTGTTGGTCTGAAAAAAGTAATTCATCAGAAACAAAATTCAAAACATAAGTTTCTGATCTTTCTGTATTTGATCTTCTGTTTGATTGTTTGTATATTCTAAATGCTTTTTTAAAACTTGCAACATCTGAATCTTCAGTTTTTGAAATATCAATTAATATGGACTCTGAGCCATCAAACATTAACTTGGATGATAAACCAAGTGCATCACTAATCACTATATCACCACTCATCACAGGCATAAACATCGAATCATATAAACTCATTTCTTTGTACATAGCTGATATGTCAGTCTTACCAGCTTTTGAAACAATCACCAGTTCATTTATATGAAATTGTTGTGAATCTTTTAAACTCACTTGTTAAACACCCTCTTGAACTCTTTGTCTAAATCTGGTACAAGTTCTGGTTTTAATATTCTAATTGATCTTTTTGCTTCATTTTCATTGAACTCATATGTGTAATAACTTTCGGTTTGTTTTGTTACTGTTTCTGTAACCAGA